ATATGATAGATATGATGCAGAACACGCAGAAATCTATGATACAGAATCTTCTGACAGAGCGTTTGAAGAAGAAGTGATGTTATCAGGTTTTGGTAACGCACCAACAAAAGCTGAAGGTGCTGGAGTAAACTTTGATTCTGCGAATGAAGTTTACACTGCACGTTACACGCATGAAACAATTGCATTAGCATTTGCTTTAACGCAAGAAGCTATGGAAGATAACTTGTACGACAGATTAGGTGCAAGATATACAAGAGCATTAGCTCGTTCTATGGCTCACAGCAAACAAGTAAAAGCTGCGGCAACTTTGAATAATGCGTTTAGCAGTTCATTTACAGGTGGTGATGGTAAGGAGCTTTGTGCTACTGATCATCCTCTTGGTGGTGGTGGAACATTTAGAAATGAGCCAAGTACAGCGGCTGATTTAAATGAAACATCATTAGAGAACGCTTTAATAGACATTTCAACATTTGTTGATGAGAGGAATATGATCATTGCACTACGTGGCATGAAACTTATTATTCCACCTCAATTACAATTTGTTGCTGATCGTTTATTAGAGTCAACTCTAAGACCAGGCACTTCTGATAATGATGTTAACGCAGTGAAGAATATGGGTATGTTACCAGATGGTTATATTGTAAACCATTTCTTAACAGACACTGATGCTTTCTTTATTAAAACTGATGCACCAAGAGGTTTCGTACATTTTGAAAGATCACCTCTTGCTACTTCAATGGAAGATGACTTCACAACTGGTAATATGAGGTTCAAGGCTAGAGAAAGATATTCATTTGGATTTTCTGATCCAAGATGTGTATTTGGATCACCAGGTGCTTAAATAAACCGAACAATTGTTAAAGGCGACTTTACAAGTCGCCTTTTTTTTTATATTCTTAAAAAAAAACCTTAACTGCGTAAGCAGACATTTGCCAAGATAAGGAGATTAAAATGGCTAACACAACTTTTTCTGGACCAATAAGGTCGCAAAATGGAATGAAATTAATCAGTAAAGATTCTACTACTGGTTTAATTCAAGACAGAACTCTTGGGGATTATCCACAAGATACAAGACGTTTTTATTTAGAAGAATGGTTTTTACAAAGACCTGGTTTAAATGCAAATATTGACCAAGCCTCTACAGTTGAAGTTCAAAGAGCTTTGAATAGAAATTGGGAAGCACTTGGAACAAATATGACTACTGCTTTATGTACTTTTAATACTACATCAGCAGGCATTGTAGCAACAACTGCAGGTTCTGATGAAGACCAAGCAATCATTACCCCACATTTAGATACTGCTGCAACAGCATGGGCGAGTTGTTTATGGGGAACTGAAAATCAAGTTCATTTTGAAACATCAATAGCATTACCTGCAATTGACAATCAAAAAGCCTACGCTGGTTTAAAATTAACTAATGATCAATTAATAGCTACAGATGCTGATCAAGCGTATTTTAAGTTTCAAACAGATGCTACGAACTCTGAATCTTTTGATGATTTTACAAAACTGCATTTTATTCATAGTATTGGCGGCACCGATCATATCAGTGTTTTACCTATAACTGTAGCTGCAAGTACAATTTATCATTTAAAAATTGAATTTGATAGTTCAAGGCAAATGTCAATTTTTGTAAATGGTACTCAATATAATGTAACAAGCACTTCTGGTTCAACAGGTGGAACTGCCGTTACTACTGGCACGACTAAATCTGCAGCAATGACAGATGATGTTGATTTGATTCCTTATATTGGCATTGAAGCAGGAGCAGGAGCAGCAGAAGCAATCCACTGTCATTATGTTAAAATGAGTAGAATAATTAACGAATAGGGGGTCAAATGGCTGATGCAGTAGCAAGTCAAACCATACAAGATGGCTTAAAAACAGCTGTTTTAAAGTTTACTAACATTAGTGATGGTACTGGAGAAAGTGCTGTTGCAAAAGTTGATGTGAGTGCTTTAGGAGCTGATGCAAGTGGACGTGCTTGTACAGATGCAACGATAGAGAAGATATGGTGGCAGTGTACAGGAATGAAAGTAAGTATTTTATTTGATGCAACTTCAGATGTTTTAGCTATACAACTAGGAGAGAACCAATCTGGTTATCACGATTATACTCCTTTTGGTGGTATTCCGAACAATTCTGGAAGTGGTAAAACAGGTGACATTAAGTTTACCACTGTTGGACATTCAAGTGCTGATACTTACACAATCATCATGCAAGTCAGAAAAGGGTATTAATGTCTACAAAGATACAAGGTGAAATAAAGGTTGTTAATCAAAGATTAGATACAATCGAAAATAATCATCTTGTTCATTTGAGAGAGGACATTAAATCTGTAAACCAAAAAATATGGGCGATAGTTGTATTAGCTATCGCTCAGTTATGTTCTTTAGTTTTAATTTTTTTGTCACAAGCAATTTGAGGTAAAAATGACAACATCAAGCTCAACGGATTTTGAATTAGCAGTCGATGACTATATTGAAGAAGCCTTTGAAAGATGTGGCTTAGAGATTAGAACAGGGTACGATTTAAAAACTGCTAAAAGATCATTAAACTTAATGTTAGCAGAATGGGCTAACAGAGGTTTAAACCAATGGACAATTGTTCAAAGAACACAAGCACTTACAGCAAATGATTCAGAATATGATTTAGGAACAGACGTAATTGATGTGTTGTCCGTTGTTGTTAGAAGAAGTGGAACAGATTTTAATATGTCACGTATAAGTCGTGATACTTATTTATCTATACCAACTAAAACAACAGCAGGAAGACCAACACAGTATTTTCTTGACAGGCAAATAACACCTAATTTAAAGATTTGGCCCGCACCTGAAAACAGCACAGACGTTATACATTATGATGCTTTAACAAGAATACAAGACGCTGACACTATGCAAAATACTTTAGAAGTTCCTTTTAGATTCTATCCTTGTTTAGCAGCTGGATTAGCTTATTATATATCTTTAAAACGTGCACCTGATAGAATACAATTGTTAAAAAATATTTATGAAGAAGAATTTGATAGAGCAATGGCAGAAGACAGAGATAGATCTTCTTTTACTATTACTCCAAGTTTAGATTATTATAAGGTCGGATAATGCCAAAATATGCAAATCCAAGTAATTCATATGTAATATCAGATCGTTCAGGATTTCGTTATCGTGCTAAAGATACAAGAAAAGAATGGAATGGACTACGTGTGGGTAAAGATGAATATGAAGATAAACATCCACAACTTGATCCTAGACCTAAAAAACCAGATGCAGAGGCTTTACGTGATGCAAGACCTGAAAGAACAGAGCCAGCTATTGAAGTTTTGTTAGAGCTTGATCCTTTTAAAACAAGTAGTTCTGGAAGTAGTACAGTAACTGTAAAAGAGAAAAATCATGGCAGATCAGCATCAGGTACAGTTAGATTTAGAAATGTAGTTACTTTTGATGGCATAACAAAATCAATTATGGAAAGTTCATCTGGCTTTACTATTGCTAGTGTTGTTGATACAAATAATTATACTATAACAGTTTCAGATACTGCAACTGTGGGATCAATAAGAGGTGGTGGCAAGATTGCTTCAGCAGGTCCTGTTACGTTGGAGAGTTAAATGGCATATACATTAACAACATTAAGAACGTCTATTCAAGATTATACTGAAAATGATGAAACAACTTTTGTTTCTAATTTAAGAAACTTTATTCGATCTACAGAAAATCGTCTTTTTAAAATGATTGATTTTGAAGTTTTTCGTAAAAATGTTACGAGTGCTACAAGTTCTTCAGATAAATTTTTATCTGTACCAACTGATTTTTTCTCACCATTTAGTTTGTCTATAACAGTTTCTAGTAATGCAACTTTTTTGTTAGAAAAAGATGTAAATTATATTCAAGAATATCATCCTAATTCTGCAACCACAGGTGTACCTAAATATTATGCAAGATTTGATGTAAATAATTTTATTTTAGCTCCAACACCTAATAGCAATTATTCTTGTGAATTGCATTATTACTATAGACCAACAAGTTTAGCTGATAGTACAATTGAGTTAACTGTTGGAGTAGCTTCGAGTTTTGCAGTAGGAGAGACAATAACAGGTTCTTCTAGTGGTGTTACAGCTACTATTGACAGCAAAGATGATAGTGCGAACAAATTAACAATTATTGTGCCAACAACTGGATTTACAAATGGAGAAACAATAACAGGTTCTAATACTTCTCACAGTTCTGCTATATCAGCTATATCTAGTGACACTACAACTACTTGGTTAAGTAAAAATGCTATAAACGCAATACTTTACGGATCGCTTGTAGAAGCGTATATATTTATGAAAGGTGAACCAGACGTGACCCAACAATATGAAAAAAGATTTATGGAAGAAGTAAGTCGTTTAAAAGATTTTGGTGAAGCTAGGGAAAATGCTGATGCTTACAGGCAAGGACTACCTCGTCAAAAAAGAACATAGGAGATAAAACATGGCAACCTCAAATGCAGCAACAACCTATTTAGAACATAGGATACTGAATTTTATATTTAACAATAACGCACAAGTATCCAGTGCTAACTTTGGTAGTGGAAATGCTAACGGATTAGGAAGTAATATATATGTTGGATTGGCTACTGCCGTTTCAAACTTTTCTGATAGCACAGGTGAATCAGCAGATGCAGGTTCTGTGTCAGTCACAGAAGCTAGTTTTGGTGCATATTCAAGAAAACAAGTAACTGCTTGGACACTGGTATCAGCTACAGCAAACCAACAGACTGCAAAAAACACAGGTGCAATTGATTTTGACGCAAAGTCAGATAGTGGAACACAAACAATAACCCATGTATTTATTAATGATAGTTCTAGCTCTAGTGGCAACAATAACTTTTTGTTTATTGGAGCATTAGATGCAAGTAAAACATTAGCAGAGGGTGACATATTTAGAATTAACGCAACAAACTTAACTATTGAGTTGAAGTAATGGCTTTAGTAATAAAGGACAGAGTTAAAGAAACCACAACCACTACAGGCACTGGAACATATACATTAGCTGGTGCAGTAAGTGGGTTTGAAACTTTTACTGCTAACCTTAGTAACTCAGATACAACATATTATGTTTGTACAGACAACACTGACTTTGAGGTTGGTTTAGGTACGTTTACATCTTCTGGAACTACATTAGCTAGAACAACCATATTAGCTAGTTCCAACTCAAACAATGAAGTAAATTGGTCATCTGGTACAAGAAGTATTTTTATGACTTACCCTGCTGACAAGGCAGTGTTTGAAGATGCAAGTAATAATATAAACGGCACATTTGTAGGTGATATTACAGGTAATGTTACAGGCAATACTTCTGGTACTGCGGCAACTGTAA